TGTCCAACACGTATGGCCCCGACGGCGTTGGAATATCGGCATAAACAGAACGATAGATTGGCGGTTGTAGTAAGCCCGCGCCTGTAAGGTAAACCACGGTGCCTACTTGCGCATCAATGGCAAAAGTGTTTGAGCTGGTCACCGCATTTTTCAGGGTGAGCACTGGTATGACACTATTTTTGAACGTATTTCCGCTGCCCTGCAGATACACCGGGCCACTCAGGCCGCTGATTTTTGAATTTGTCAGAATGTCCACACCATCGGCAAAACAACTCAGCTGGTAAGTGATGCCCGCGCCAAAGGCAGCGTCCAGCGTGATGTCGTCACACAACCCGAAAATTGCTACTCCTTTCGAATTGACCCCGGCTAACACTGGTTTTCCGACAATGCGGACTCCTGCCACTTTTTCCAGGTTGATGCAGTTTCCATTGAACGCATACAACTTGACGCCCGAACCGATGATGAAATTCTTTGCTGTTTTGAGTGCTGTCGCGCTTTTGTTCAAAACACGGATTGCATTAAACGCCGGTACATCTGCCGTTCCGAATTCGCAATTCGTCATGATGACGTCGTGATTGAAGTCCGGTCCCGCGTAGAAATCGACAAACGTGATGTTGCCCGCCTTGACTTTGGTCATTCGGTGCAGACTGGTCTCCGTTGACGAATTGTTTTCCGCGTCGATGTAGGCGCCCGGAGTGGCGCCGGTGAAAGCAAACCCATCACAAATTACATCATCCCAATAGAAGGAGCCCGATGTCGGAGAAATCGCGTTTCTCCCGAAGTTACCCACGCGTAGGCGCCTTAGCGTCGTGTCGTAGGCTTCACGCGCGCCCAGGCCGTCGCCAGCCGTATCCTTCAAACGTATGTCCGAAATCGTGACGTTCTGCGTTTTCCATAGCGCGATGGCATGACCTTGGTCTTGCACATTGTTATTGGAGCCACACCCGGCAATGGTCCCATTTTTGAACGTGATATTGAAATTGACCGTAACGCCGTGCGTTGCGTTCTTGAAAATATGGCAGTTTGGACTTGGCGCGCCTATATCCTTGATAGTGCTTCCCATCAAATCAAGGGTTGTACTGTCAGGCACCAGAATTGAGCCGTGCGCCGTGATGTTGACGTTGTAGGTTCCCGCGCTGGGAAAACGCACGGTGCGCGCTGCGGCAATGGCCCGCACGATTGCCGCCTGATAGTCCGGTTCGCCCGCTATGAAAAAGTCATCCACGCTGACCGCTCCGCGCAGCTTGTCTGCGGCAAGCACACGTTTATCAGCAGCGTTACCCACAGCGAGTACGCCATCGGGACCAGCAAGTGCCCGTTTATCAGCAGCGTTACCCACCAGCAGCACGCCGTCAGCCGCAGCAAGATCAGCCGCATTAACCCCCTGATAAACCCGCCATTTACTCGCCGTATCCGTCGCAAAAGCCGCGCTCGATGTATGCGCAACAACACAGATATACCAGGTACCGGCATTCAAAACTATATCCTTGCCCGCGTACAGAGTCGCGGGCGCCCACGCGCCGCGATTGGTAATTCCGGCGATGTTCCCGATCACGGCATCGGCGGCGGCTTGGATTGCGGAAACCTGTGCCGCCGCCGTGCTATTTCGCGCGTTGAACGTAGTCGCTTCCAGACTATTGCGGCCAGTAAACGCGGTAGCCTCTGTACTGTTTCGCGTATTGAACGCGGCTAACTCTCTTGCGTCATTCGCGGCTAAGCGGGCGGCGGCATCGGCATTCACCCCCGCTATCGTTTTTTTCGTGTTAGCCAGGCGATCAATAGCCGTCGGCGCCGGCGACGTAGCAATCTCTGCAATATGGTCAACGTCCGTCTTGGCGTTGTTCAGATCCGTAATATTGATGGCAGGCATTTTCTGATTCCCTAATTGATAACTGCGGCCTTGGCCGGAATAGCGGCGAAGTCGGCGGCGTAATAGCTCTCTGCGTAATTGATGGCGCGCAGCGTGACATACTGCCCGTCGCTGATGTCAAGCTCCTGCACCAGCCAGGCCATGGCGCCGCGCGCACTGTCGGCGGCGAAGGAAAAGATCGTGCGGATGCCGTCCGGCCCGTAAGCCGTGGTAATCGCCTCGCTGGGCAGGCTTTGCAGGATGATCTTGTTGGGCGCGCTGCCGGCGGTGGCCGGTATGCTTTGCAGCGTGCCGTCGCGGCGCATCAGCACCACGCTGTGCGGCAGGGTGGGCGCAAAGGCTACGTCGCGGCTCAGTGTCAGCTCAAGGCCGCTTTGCCCCACCACTTCGCCGTCGTAGCTCTTAAATCGTGTGTTGTCGACCACGTCAATGCGCGCATTGGGCAGCAGACTGCGCGCGTCCAGCGTCGTTGTGGTCTCCAGCATGATGCGCTGCGCTAGTAACTTGGCATACTCGCGGCTGGCGCGCAGCCAGGCCTGGGCGAAGTTGCGGATACCCGGAATCTCGAATTTCTTGAGTTTGGTATATAGCCCGCTTAGCGGCAGCGTGATGGTTTCTGATTGGTTGCTGTCCGGGTCCACATACACAAATTCAACGCCGTCATACTCCGCGTCCGAGGCGAATCTGCGCGTGATGGTTTCGGAGGCGGGCTTTTTGTTGCGGTGCGTGAACAGGGCCGAGCTGCTGGCCTGGGCGTGGTCAAACGCCAGGCGGATTTTGCCGTTTTGGCGGTACGCGATGCAAAACCCGGCGTTGGCAATAACGATAATCGTCTCTTCAAAGCTGGTGTTGTCGCTATCAAATGTGTAGTTGAACTGCCCGCACTGTGAAGACCAGGCGTTAAGCTGCTGCTGCACGCCCCATATCTGCGCCATATCCACCTCGGTCGCCAGGTCGCGCGCACCTATTTTGGGATCAATGCTTACGGCGGCGATGATGTCCACGATACGGCTGGTCGAAAAAATGGCGCCGCTAGCCAGGCGCCCGCTAGCGTCAAATGCGCCCGAGAAGGTGCTGCCGTTGTAAAGGGGCAGCTTGCGGCTTGCGATGCAATTGAGCTGCCGCGCCTTCGCCGCCGTGGCGCGCGGCGTGGCCTGGGTGATGGTATGCACGGTGGTTTTGTTGCCAAAATCGGCCTTGCTGACGGGCGATACGCTGTACAGGTCAGACCACTTGATTTCGTCCTGCACCGTGCCTGCAAAGCCATAGTCGTAAAGCGTGGTTCGGCGCATGCGCACGCGCGCCGGGCCGGTCCAGGCGGTGGCATGCTCTACCGTGTCGGCGCGCTCGTCGCTGGTGGCGCCGGTCAGCGTGCCGGTCACGATTTCCGGGGTGCCGATCGGGAATAGCGTGGCGTCCAGCTGCCCGATTTCAATTTCAAAATTGACCGTAGCCGCTGACTTGCCACCGTTGTCTTTAAATAAGCCGTTGGGCGCGGTGACATTGACCCAGACCTCGGTGCGGTCGGTATCTGGCAGGGTTACCCAGTCTGAGTACTCCGAGACAAGATTGATATCCAGCGTAGCCGGCCAGAATGGAATCGGGGTGGTGACATCAGGCCGGAAAACCCGAATAAAGCCGTCACCTACACCGAACACATCAAAGGTCGTGGAGTAATTAAGCGGGGTCGTGGTGCTGGTGGATGTGACGGCGCTGGGGTCACCCTCTGGCACCACCAGGCCGCCGGCGTCATACCATGTCGTGACGGTGTAAGGGTAGTCCGCCATGGTGACCGTCACGCGATCGCCTACCGCAACGGCCGCGTTGAAATTGGGCTGCTTGTTCTGCTGCGTAATGATCAGCTCTTCGCCGTCCGGCGTGAACGAATAGTTTTGCGCGGCGGTGCTGTAATCGACCTGGTTGTTTGCCTTCAGCGTGATGCCGTCAACCTCAATTGCGCGCGATACTGTCAGCACGCTGTCGATAATGGCCGCGCCTATCTGCAACTGCGGCGCATCGCCGGAATTCGGCGAGGTGAAGGGCGCGTAGACCGAGGCGCTGGCGCCGTTGATGGCGCTGATCAGCGTATCGCCGTCGCGCAGCTCGGCCACGTCATAAAAGCCGCGCCCGATACAGTAATACCCGTGCTCGAATTTTTCATGGTTGATGTACTTGATGTAGGGCGGCATCATCAGCGAAGGGATACTTTTCACCGTGCCGTAGATATCCTCGACGCGCTCCAGCAGCCGCACTTTGTTGGAGCGGTCGCCTAACGAGTTATTGGGTGATTGCTGGGTACGGTTGACGTTGCCCGGCATGACGGGCTTGGGCGTCAACAGGATGGCGGCCACCGTGACGACAGCCAAAACGATATAAACAATCGTTTCGAATCCGGCCGGGCTTTGCAGCACGACATACTCGCCGGCGTCAGCGGCCAGCACGGCGTGCACGTCGCCGGTGATCTCAGTTTGCGCGCTCGGCTCGCCCTTAAAAATCTGCACCTTGACCTGGGGCGCCGCGCCGTAATGGGACAGCAGCCACTGCGCCAGGCTGTCGGCTTCAAACTCCTGCGGCGCGGCGGGCGCCAGCGGGTGCGCGTACAGCCTCACCTTGATTTTGCTCATGGCGGCGCGGCGGGCTTGGCCCAAAATTCGATCAGATCAAAGCGGTCTTCAATCACCGACATCGGCTCGTACAGGGTAATACCGGGCATCGCGTGCAATACCGAGCCTTGCCAGTAAATGCCGCAATGGTGGATGCCTATCTTCTCGGTCTTGCCCAGCAGGACTATGCACAGGTCAACGGGCGCAGAGATTTGTGAGAATCCATGCGAGCTTTTGTGCAATGCGATACGAAAACTTTCGGCCATCTGGCGTATTGAACGCGTAACGGTTCGGTAGTCGACAGCCACGGCGTTTAGCTCGCGCTCATACACGAGCGCGACCATTTCCCAGCAGGGTTGTGGGCCTAGCTGCTGCGCGAGGTAAAAATTAATATCCATTTTGCTTGAGGCATAAAAAAAGCACCTTGGAAGGTGCTTATGTGGCGCATTGAAAAACGTCTACTTTCGCGGATAAATCAGAACGTAAGAATCGTCGGCGTGTATGGGGTTTTGATAATACTCAACCATTGGCTCATAAAGGCATTGATCCCCCTCGGCAAAAACCAACTTATCAGGTGGCATTTTTTGCAACAGCACAATTAATTCGGCAACCGTCATAGTAGGAACCCGCGTGATTGCATGAAGTCGATTGGGTCTTTTGCCTTTTTCTGCAAATTGCAGCGCCGCGTTAAAAGTTGAGTGTTCTCATCCGTGTTTGGCCCGCCGCGCGACAAAGGAATTATGTGATCCATGTGGTAATTTTCGCCTAATAGATCGCCACAACAGGCGCACTTGCCGCGCTGTAGTAAAAACAACTTATCAGCCAATCCGTCAGATAGCTTCCCTCCATTCCGGAGCCTCAGCGCCCGCCTATTCCTACTGCTCATGCGGACTTTTTCAATATTTGCCGCAGCCCATGCTTTGCTGTAGAGTTTTACCTTTTCAGGATTTAGCCTTCGCCATTCAGCCGTCGCCTGCTTTACGGAATCCGGATTTTCCGCACGATAGGCGGCACTAAAAGCCTTGTATCTACCGGAATTCTCAGAATAATTCTTTGCCCCAGAGGCTTTGCACCCTTCGGCGTTTTTAACTCGCCACGCCTTATTCCATGACTTTGCCTGCTCAAGATTATTGGCATAAAACGCCATGCTTGTAGCTCTTACTTTTTCGATGTTTTTTGAGCGCCATTTAAGTGTCGCCGCTTTAGCTTTTTCCGGGTTTGCATCACGCCACGCCTTGGCTTTGGAGTTTTTACAAGGCTTGCAGCAACGCCCAATAAATGAGCCTCCGCAATTACTACAAATACGGGAATAAACTGGCTCTGAAATACTCATATTGCCTCTTCATTAGAGAGTAGTCATTACGTGAAGTGCGCAGCAATCGGGTAATGAATCCGACTTTCAGCCGCTAAGCCTAGCTGCACACGTTGATTTTACTTCTAAAGGAAGCCTCGTAAGGTTGGAATTTCGCGTGGGTTATAGCTTTCTCCCGTCCTAGTTACGTTCAATCTCGGTGATACCGCCGAGAAGTTGGCTGCACCCTTCACCCATGAAATACTTTCGATCTGCAACCGCGCCGTTGCCTGCGGTGCGTCCAGTTGATCCGAAAGAAAATCGCGGTAAATCACAATCACCTTTTCAAGCGTATCGACAGGGACTAAATCCATTTGCTCCCTAAACAAATCCATCGAATCAACAAGGCCAAGCTGAAACTGAAACACCTGGTCTAGATGCCCTTGCGAGCCCGCCAGCTTTATACTGATGTTGGCCGACGTCATGGTCTTGACGACGCCCGCGACCGTGGTGGTTCCCGTGTAAGGCTCGCGCCAAAGGTTCCAAGTCGTCATCGCTGAATGAGATATTTCGAGTGTTTGAATTGGGTGCAGCGTCTGCGGCGCCGAGGCGAGGAATACCCGCAGGCGGGCCTCAAGGTCAAGGCTCATTAGTAGGCCAGCACGTTGCTGTCAACGGTTGCAAATTTCGCCAGGCGGGCCAGCAGTGCGTTTGTATAGGCGCCGTACAGGTTGTACAAATCAATCAGCGCGGCCGCGTCGGCGGCGGTCATGCCGTAGGCCTGGCCCTCGGCCTCAAAAACATAGGACACCACCCACATGATGCCGCCGGTACGCGCGGCGCTGTAGCTGCCGGGCACGATGTTGCCGGGGTGCGGCGACACGCCGAAGCCCGAATCAATCGGCATATCAAAGGTGAGCGCACCTTTTTTAATGGTGTGGTGGTAAAACGCGCTCCACACGGAAAACATCAGCGCGTCCAAAATTAAAGTCACCTGAAAGCGCTGCGGCCCCCGGTCCCAGTCGAGCGCGTAGCGCGCGGCACCGCCGGCGACCTCGGTACGCAGGACGCCGCCGGGCTCATCTATCTGATAGCCCTCGACAACGGGCTTCAGGCCGCCGGGCAGCGCGGCCATCTAGCGGCTCCTTTGAACAGCGAAGTTGCGGCCCATGGCGCGCGAGGTCGGGCTGTTCGGGTCGCCCAGGCGGGCGGCGGTGGCGGCGACGGCCTCCTCGATGATTAGCGCCCGCTCACCGTTGGGCAGGCGCTGCTCGGTGACCTTGCCTATCTTGGCGCTGGTGTTGTTGACGATGGTCAGCCGCATGTCGCCGCCGTTGCGTCCGGTATTTTGCGCGGCCGGCACAATCGCCTCGCCTTTGTGGATCTGCGCGAGCATATCGCGCGGTACAAAGTCGGTGCCCCGGTCCAGCGAGGCAATGGCGGTGCCGGCAACGATGGCGGCCTGGGCGTAGCCGGTGGCCATAATGACGGCCGCCGCCGGGATGCCAAAAATACCGAGCTGGGCGCCGGCCTTGGACGCGGCTACGTTGGTGTTCATGATGATTTCCGCAACCGCCAGCGCCTTCTGGGCCAGGAATAGCGTCTTACCCAGCGCGGTCTGCTCTTTGCCCGCCTTTTCCATGACGCCGTACAGCGCACCGGCCGCGTCGCCCATCATTTGCACCGACTGCACGTCATACGCGGCCTGCGTGGCGGCCATGGACTGGCGGTGCCGTAGGCCTTCGGCTTCAATCAGTTCGTTGGCGCTGATCTCGTTTTCAACGCGGGTATCGTGGAAGGTCTGCAGCGTCGCCAGGCGCTGCGCGTAGGCCTCGTTTTCAGCCTGGGCGTCGGTTAGCAGGCCGGTGCGGATGTTTTCAACATCGGCGGCGTTTTTAACAATCGCGTCATGCCGGGCTGTCTCAATATCGCGGATGCCCTGTATCGAGTCCTGGTCGTCCTTGCGACGGCGTGCCGCGCGTTCGTTGGCAATGGCGAAGGCGTCTTTGGTCGCGTCTACCTCCTTGGCCAGCGTCATCAGCTGCACCTGCTGCGCGGCGCCTACCGTCAGATTTCCGCTGCGAATGTCGGCCAGCAGCTTCTCGGCGGCGTTCAGCTCATTGGTTTTTGAAATCTGGTTTTGCAGATTTTTCAGATAGGAGCGGAAGTCGGCGTCCGGGTCTTTGCCGGTGGTTCCGGTTTTGGTCGACGTTGTGACCCCCTTAAAAGGAACCTGCCCGGCCACCTGCTGGGCAATAGATCCCGGATTTCCCAAAATTCTCGGGTCGGCGAACGGCGCGTTGGCGATGCGCCCGCGCACCTTGTCGGCCAGGCCGAAGCCGGTGGCCAGCCGTTCATACGCTGCGTTGGCGTCTTTCAGGACTTTTTCCCTGTCCTTCGCCGCTGCGGCCAGGTCGGCGGTCTGCTCGCGGTAGACATCGCCCGGTAAAAATGAGCCAAAGGCCTTGGTGGCGAAGTTGCCGGCCACCTTGGTATCGGCCAGCATCACGTTCAGCGAGCCCTTGACGGCCAGCATCATGCCGACGGCGTTGTAACCGACGTCCACCATCTCGGCCAGCGCTATCGCCGCGCCCTCGGCAAAAGCCTTGACGCCGGCGTTGAGGCCCAGCGCGGTGCTTTCCTTGCCTACGCCAGCCAGCTCCTTGATGGCGTCGCCCAGCGCCTCGGTGAAGGCGGTCTGCGCGCCCAGCGCGGAGGTGGCCAGCGCTGACGCGTACAGCAGTAGCTGCTCCTTGGCCTTGGACTGCGCATCCGCGTAGGCGTCTGCCATGCGGATCTGCTCGGCCGTCAAAATGACCTGGCGCCCGCCGGCGTCCTCTACCGCCTTAAAAACTTTCAGTTGCTCGGCCCCGGCCTTGCCGTACAGCGCCACGGCGACGGCGGTCTTGCCGGCGCCGTCGGCAAAGCCCGATAGCGCCTTGCCTACCGCGTCGAACTGCCCCACGGGGTCCAGTTTTTTGAAGTCGCTGATATTGATACCGATAGACGCCAGCGCGGCGCCCACGGCCTTGCCCTCGTCGTCCACGCCGGTGAGATTTTTTGTCAGCTTGATCGTCGCGCTTGCTACCGAGTCCATGCTGACGCCGGCCGTCGCGGCGGCCACGGCTATCGAGGCCAGGCCCTCGGCGCTGGCGCCGGTGGTTTCGGACAGATCCTGAAACTCGGCGGCTTTTTTTACGAGCTGGTCAAAGGCGGCGTAGGTGGCGATCAGCGCCGTGGCGCTGACGGCGGCCAGGGCAACAAAACCGGCCTTGATCTGGCCGCCTATGACCTGGCCTTTCTCGTAGCCCTCGGTCATTTTCAGCGCAGAGTTTGCCGCTGCCAACTGCGCATCGCTGGCGCCGCGCAGGCCCAGCTTGTACAACTCGATTTCGCGCGTAGATTTTCCGGTCGTGACGGCGGCCGTGCCCAGCTGCTTGATGTATTTGTCAATCGACGCGCTTTGCCGCTTGGTGGCCTCTTCGCTGGCGATCCCCAGCGAGGCGACGGACTTCTTGGCCGCATCAATACCCGCCCGCAGCTTCTCGCCGTCGGCAGATAACTCGATAACACCCCGGCCGATCACATCAGACACTATTTCCCCTTGTGCATGGTTTCCAGCGCGGCGGCTTCCAGCACGCGCAAATCATCAAAAATTAGCGGCCACTCATGCCGCGCGATACCCATCAAACGCAACACGCCGGGTATGCATCCGTAGTCCAGGCCGGTAGGCCCGGCGTAGCCGTTACGCCATTGCGTAGATACGCAAATAAATAAATTCACACTTTGCAGGCAGTCGGGCCAGACC